CTGTAGCAATAGCCGGATCACGAACGTTGGAGACATGTCTGTTGATAGCGTTTGACCACTTTTCAAACATTGCTCTTACAGAGAAGTCTTCGTCGTTCATTACAGAAACTGCCCAATCTTGGAAGTCTCTTTGACCTGCCACTTTGATACGACGACCAAAGTAAGCAACAGGAATTTCAGAAAGTCTAGAAGCAGGAAGTTCTGCCGCTCTACATACAAATCTAAACTTATCCAAAGAAACGTTATCAATACCAATTCCTTGTGGTGCTGGCATTTCAACGTTGAATAGGGATGGTCTGGCACCACCATATACCAGACCGTTTGATTTGAAATTACTGATGTTAAAAGGCATTTACTCTCTCCTTTGTTATTTTATCTATTTATTGATTGTTAGTAACAACTTCGGAGAACTGAACACCAGAACCAACTGCAACGAAATTCAATTGGATGAAGTTAATAGACCTTGCAGGTTTGATGTAAATATCCCCAACAAATTGGTTAGAATCAACTACTTGTGGAGTATTATTAGTTTCATCACAAACAACCAAGAAGTCAGTAATACCTCTTCTTCCCTGAATATTTCTTAGGAAAGGAGTTACAAGATTCTTGAATTGTGATCTTGTGAACGGATCATTGAATTCAAATAGAGAGAATCTAGCAGAAGTTGAGATTGCCTTTTCAAGAACAATGAACAATCTTCTTACGTTAATTCTATCAAACGCTGAAGGCTTAGCTTGCAGAGTTTTATCACCAAACAGAACAGTTCCTTGGCCGGGGAATGAAACAACAGGGTTGACGCCGTTGCTGTAAAGAACGTCTCTTTCTTCTTTACCCGGATTCCAAGCAAGTTTAATAACATTTTTGATGTTACCACGGTTGAAACCAGCAGGTGACCACCATGCATCATTTGTAGAATCAGTCTGTGCGCATAGACCAGCGATATCACCGTTCATAGGAATCCAGCGGTATAGATCGTTGTATCTATCGTACTGATACTTATATCCGGAATCTAGAACCGCATAGGAAGTATTTCTAACTGCGCCTCTCCAGTTCTTTACGCTATTTGCTTCAGAACCATTGTTATTTAGTACTGTGTCTTTTGGTGGTGAAATCAAAGCAATGCAATCTTTTCTTGTCTCACAGATATTATCAATGATATAGTTTGCAAGCTGGAAGTCTTCAACAGTTTCACCGTTTACAGTTGTAGAGCCACCAATTGGCTTACCCTGAATAATAAGAGAAATGTCAACAGCTTCTGCAGAAGCAAACAGATCATATGCAGCACCAACAGCAGCTAGAGTAGCAGTTGATTCTGTTAGGCCGTCAGCGCCTTGAGCCATTGATAGAGTTGTTGGCTGAACATTAGTAGAAGTTGCTAGGTTAACTGAAGTGTTAGAAACAGCATTTGCAAGATCGTTTGCATACCAGATGTAATTTGAAGTATCGTTAATTACTTCTTTGTAGTAGTTAACGCTATTGTCTTCGTTTTTAGCATCGGTTGCTCTTGAAAGACCTTGGAATACTTCTAGAACAGTTCCTGCAGCACCACTGAATTCACCGTCTTCATCAACAACAACTACGTGTAGTTCGTCTTGTGCAGAAGTATTTCCATTTGCTGCCTGCCAAGCTGATTGACCCGGAGAAACGTCTACAACGTTGTAGAATTCCCAGAATCTTTGAACAGTTGTGTTTGAAGTGAAATCTTGCTTCAAACGATAAGTATTCTTGAAGTTGAAGGTAACGGTTGTGTTGGTTGCGTTACTTGCCGCAGATACTGTATCAATCGCCATGTATTGTTGACCGATGGTAGTATTACCAACAAGAATGTTATCGCCAGACACGAATGAATCAGAGAAAGTATTACCTGAAGTGTTTGAAGCTTCATCAAATACCGCTACCGCAGTATTTCCGCCAATGCTAATTGTGAAATCAGCCGCGCCAGTTGACACGTTTGAGCTATAAGCATTTTGAGAATCACAAACAGATACTTTTAGTGAGTTACCAATCGCGCCCGGATACTTTGCAACATAAACAACATCTGTGTTAGAGAATGTTTTGTTTTCGTAATCATTTGTGTTCTTAACAGAAGCAGCCAAAAGATCAGAATTAGATAGAGCAGCGCCGCCAACAACAGCAGCCGCACTGAAAGTAGTAGAAGTAGAATCAGCGTTAGACATGGCAGCACCACGCGCAACGTATAGTCTATTTCCATATGATAGGAAGTTAGCAGCAGAGAAAAATGTCTCTGCGTTATTGTTATTCGGCTTACCGAATCTTTCTACGAGAGTTTTTTCTGAGGTAACTAGAATTCTTTCTTCAACTGGACCCCAGCGAAAAATACCACCAATAGCCGCATCAGTTGTTGCTACTGATGGAACTACGGTAGTAAGATCAATCTCGCTGATATTTACACCCGGACTTAATTGAAACGCCATGTTTTTCTCCTTTAAAATGTCGAGAACAATAGTAATTTTAGAAATATTTATTAAAAAACGAATTTTAGAAGTTTATATGCTCCGGAACATTCCATAACCAAGAATCACCTTCAACGAATTCTTCATATTCTTCATCAAATAAATCTTCTCTACCATTAAATACGAATCCGAATGGAGCCATGTCTTGTTCCATATCTTCTTCAGTTTTTTCTCTTAGAGACATAAGGGTGTTAATATCAGTGTAGTCTTTAAAATATTGTTGTTCAGTTATCCAAGAGAATAGCACAAGGCACATAACCAAGTCATCGTGTTTGCCCGGTTCAGCCTCATATGAATTGCCTTTCTTTGAGAATGTAGACAATTCGTTAATTGTGTGAAAATCATTAATTATTAATTGGTTCTGTTCAACCAAAAGTTTTAGAATAGAACAGCCAATTGATTTTACAATTTTAGTAGTTCTAATTCCTTTGTCTGCGCCTTTACCAGCAAAGCCGCTAGAAATTCTCTTACCACTTCTACCCGCATTTTCAGTGAACAAAACGTTCTCATAACCAAAATCATAATGAAGTGAGTGTGAAACTTGTTCACCAATATCATTAATTTCAACAAGAACAGATGCTTTGTTATAGTTCTTTGCTGTTCTGAAAATAACGTCAGCGTAATCCATTGGAGAAAGAGCATTGTTTCTGAAAACACAGACTTGCTCGTATGGCATTTTTGTAACATCTACAACTTGGAAAGCTGAATAGTCTAAACCTTTACCTCTTGAAACGTCGCAGACCATCATGTAAACTCTGCCATCTTCCGGCTTTTTATATTGAATCAGACCTTCTTTTTGGACCATTGGTGCTTGGTGAACAAGCTCTTTTAGTTTCCAACCAGCAATAAGAGTTCCAGAGCTACCAAGGAATTCACAATCCATTTCCTGATTGAACTTCTCAATATCAAAGTTCATACCAGCAAGTGTATCTTGCTTCCACTTCTCGTCTCTGCCCGGAACGTCTTGCCAAGTAACTTTTATTGGCTTATAACCGTTTCTATCTTCGTTAGCGTTTACCCAAACACTATAGAAGTGGTTCAAACCGTTTGGAGTAGAAACCAAGATAATCTTAGATTCTTTACCGGATGAAATGGTAGGATAAACGGATGTGAAGAATTCATCCCAGTTATCAATGTGCGCAGCTTCGTCAATAAACAATAGGTTGATGGTATAACCACGAATAGCAGAAGCTGAAGTGGCTGCCGCGATAACTCGGCTATTGTTTTCTAATTCAAATGAACCTTTGTTCCATTCTTTAATACCCTGCTGTAGCCACTTGGGAAGGTGTTGATATGCTAGCTGAACACGCCCAAGAATTTCTCTAGCAGTTTCACCTTTGTTCGCTAGTAGCGCAACAGTTTTGTCTTCTTGGAAAAGGATATACCAAAGAATGAATGCAACAGTTGTTGTAGATTTACCAGCCTGACGGGCAGTAGTAACAACCGTGTATCTGTTATTAACGAATGAATCAATCATTTGCTCCTGATAAGGATAAGGCTGGAATAGCTGCAAACCCTCGTCAAGAGTAATGATTTTCATATAGTTTTTGATGAAGTATAAAGGGTCCATTGAACATTTTGCGTATTCCGCAACTAGTTCCGGTGTCCATTCAATGTCTTCGTTTGCTCTTTTTAGGAGAACGTTA